GCCGTTCGCCGAGGGCGTGACATCGTGGCGATTAAGCGGTTCCGAGGTGACGACACCATGACCACGGTCGGGCACGTCATCGACGCCATCGAGGAATACCGGCCAGCCCTGACGGTGATCGACGAGGGAGGTCTGGGCTACGGCATCCTTGACAGACTGACCGAGCAGAAGTACAAAGTGCGCGGGGTGAACTTTGGCTGGAAGGCCAAAAACCCGATCATGTGGGGCAACAAACGCGCCGAGATTTGGGGAGCCATGCGTGACTGGCTGAAAACAGCCAGTATCCCGAAGGACCGGCTGCTCAAAGCCGATCTGACTGGACCCATGAAGAAACCCAACTCCGCTGGGACCATTTTTCTTGAGGGCAAGAAGGAAATGAAAGCACGAGGAATCGCATCGCCAGACGCCGCTGATGCGATCGCAGTGACTTTTGCGTACCCTGTCGCGCATCGAGAGTACAATGACCGCGTGGTGACCCGCCGATTCAACGCACAAAACGGGTCTGTTTCAACCAGTTGGATGGGAAGCTGAAATGGCAACGAAATCGTTTGAAAAATCCAAAAAAGATACCGAGCGTAAGTCTTTTGGTAAAGAAGGCAGCAGACGCGAGGAAACTGCTGACAAGCGCCAATCTCAGTCAAAACCGCAACCTAAGGGAAGAAAATCACCATGCCGTTGACCAAATCCACCTCGAAAAACGCTTTCCGCAAGAACGTCAAGGCTGAAATCGCTAGCGGAAAGCCGGTCAAACAGGCCGTTGCCATCGCGTACAGCGTCAAGCGAGAAGCTGCCAAAAAGGCTCCCTCAAAAGCCCCGATGAAGTCCAAAAAATGAGATTGCAAGCCACTCAAGACTGCCTGATCGTGCGTCCCGACATGGAGAAACACGACCTTTTCATCCTCTTGCGACAGAAACAAACGGGCACCGGTGTGGTTGTTTCCGCTGGCCCGGACGCCAAGGACGTGAAAGTGGGCGACCGGGTGCTGTTTGGAGATTCCATTGGTCAAGACCTGACGTGGGAAGGTGAAGACTTACTGGTAATGCGTGAATCTCACACACTTGGGGTCTTCGACGCGTGATTGTCATCAGCCGTGTCCATGCAATCAGTCAAGGACTGCCGCGATACTTTACGGGTAAACCCTGTAAGGAAGGGCACGTTGCTGAAAGATTTGTTGCCAATTACACATGCTGTGTTTGTGCAGACAGTGCGTTCAAAAAATGGTACTCGGGCCATTCCGACACGCACTTGCGTAGAGTAAACGATTGGCGCAATCGAAACTTTCAGACGGTAAACCGCAGTCGTCAAAAATGGGCTTCTGACAACCCTGACAAAGTGCGCAATGCGTCAAAAAACTGGAAACGCGCCAACCCCGCAAAAGTTGCACAACACGCCAGCAGCCGCCGTGCATCACAAGACACCAGAATGCCGAGTTGGCTTACGGCCGCCGATCACTTAGAATTCGACTCGGTGTACAAGTACTGCGCAGGTCTGCGGGCCGCTGGCTTGGACTACCACGTTGACCACATTGTCCCTTTGCGGGGAAAATCTGTATCTGGGCTGCACGTTCCATAGAATTTGCAGGTGATACCTGCTGTTAAGAACATGAGCAAAGGAAACCGATTCTAATGAAAGACACCACCGGAATCGTGGCCGCAGCGAATGTGGCAAAAAACGGCCCGTACCCGTCAAAAGGCGGTTCCGAGGACATCCTGACTGTCGCCCGTTCACGCATGACAATGGCGATCTCGGCCTTCTCCGAGACACGCGAGAGTGAACTTGACGACCTGCGGTTCTACGCAGGTTCCCCGGACAACCAGTGGCAGTGGCCCGCTGACGTGCTCCAGACCCGTGGCGCGGTCCAAGGTCAGACCATCAACGCCCGCCCCTGCCTGACCATCAACAAGCTGCCTCAGCACGTCAAGCAGATCACCAACGAGCAGCGGATGAACCGCCCCGGCATCAAGGTGATCCCGGCCGACGACAAAGGCGATGTCGAGGTGGCCGAGGTCTACAACGGCGTGATCCGTCACATCGAGTACATCTCTGATGCTGATGTGGCCTACGACACCGCCTGCGAGAACCAAGTCTCCTACGGTGAAGGCTACATCCGCATCCTGACCGAATACTGCGACGAAGACACGTTCGATCAGGACATCAAGATCGGGCGCATCCGCAACAGCTTCTCGGTCTACATGGACCCCCTGATTCAAGACCCAACCGGCTCTGACGCCCGTTGGTGCTTCATCACGGAAGACCTGACCAAAGCCGAGTACGAGCGTCTGTACCCCAACGCCGCGCCCATCAACACCCTGATGTCGCTGGGCGTGGGTGACCAGTCCATCAGCCAGTGGATCAGCGAGAACACGGTCCGCATCGCCGAGTATTTCTACATCGAGTACGAAAAGGCCACGCTGAACCTGTACCCCGGCAACGTGACCGCTTTTGACGGCACTCCCGAGGACAAGTCGCTGCGGGCTATGTTCGGCAAGCCCCTGCGCCAGCGTCCCTCTGACCGCAAAAAGGTCAAGTGGTGCAAGATTAACGGCTACGAAATCCTCGAAGAACGTGACTGGGCTGGCTCCCACATCCCCGTGGTGCGCGTGGTCGGCAACGAGTTCGAGGTCGATGGCCGGGTCTACGTGAGCGGTCTGGTGCGCAATGCCAAAGACGCGCAGCGCATGTACAACTACTGGGTGTCGCAGGAAGCTGAGATGCTGGCGCTGGCCCCCAAAGCCCCGTTCATCGGCTACGGCGGTCAGTTCGAGGGCTACGAGCAGCAGTGGAAGACGGCCAACACCCAGAACTGGCCGTATCTGGAGGTCAATCCTGACGTTACAAACGGTCAAGGCGCTGTCCTGCCACTACCCCAGCGGGCACAGCCTCCGATGGCCTCCAGCGGCCTGCTGCAAGCCAAGGCGGGTGCTTCTGAGGACATCAAGTCGGCCACCGGTCAGTACAACGCTTCGCTGGGCATGTCCAGCAACGAGCGTTCTGGCAAGGCCATCCTTGCGCGTCAGCGCGAAGGTGACGTAGGAACCTATCACTATGTGGATAATCTGGCCCGCGCTATTCGCCATGTCGGTCGTCAGTTGGTGGACCTGATCCCCAAGATTTACGACACCGAGCGGATCGCCCGCATCATTGGCGAAGACGGCGAACCATCGACCGTCAAGATGAACCCGATGCAAGAGGAACCGGTCAAGAAGATCGTGAACCAAGAAGGCATCGTCATCGACAAAATCTACAACCCGTCTGTCGGCAAGTACGATGTGCGCGTCATCACTGGCCCCGGCTACGCCACCAAGCGTCAGGAGGCTCTGGAGTCGATGGCCCAACTGCTTCAGGGCAACCCGCAGCTTTGGAGTGTGGCTGGCGACCTGTTTGTCAAGAACATGGACTGGCCCGGTGCCCAAGACCTCGCCAAGCGGTTCCAGAAGACTCTGGACCCCAAGGTGCTGGCCGACGAGGACAATCCGGCTTTGGTTGCTGCCAATCAGCAGATGCAAGCCATGCAGGCCGAAATGCAGAACATGTCCGACATGCTGCAAAACGTCCAGAAGTCGATGGAGGAGCGCGAACTCGCCATCAAGGAGTACGAGGCCGAGGTCAAGGCATATCAGGCCGAAACACAGCGCATCAGCGCCGTGCAGGCCAGCATGACCCCCGAGCAGATTCAGGACATCGTGATGGGCACCATCGCAGCCGCTGTGGACACCGGCGATCTGGTTGCCGGTGCGCCCGAGATGCGTGAAGTACCGGAGATGGGCGAGATGCCCGAGCAAGGAGAAATGAATGAAATGCGCTGATTTCGTGGGCACGTTGTTTCTGGCACGGGATGTTGCGCATTCCGTGCATCTGAACACCCGCAGCTTTGCCAAGCACTCGGCCCTGAACGAGTTCTACGACGAGATCGTGGAGTTGGCCGACAAGTTCGCCGAGGCGTATCAAGGTCGCCACGGTCTAATCGGCCCGATCAGCCTGATGTCGGCCAAGAAAACGACCAATATCGTTGAATTTCTTGAAGATTCGCTGGGCGACATTGAGAAAATGCGCTACGAAGTAGTCGAAAAAACCGACACCGCGCTTCAGAACATCATTGACGAAATCGTGGGCCTTTACCTGTCCACCCTGTACAAGCTAAAATTCCTCGCATAAGGAGCCAACATGGAACTCTTGAACCCCCTGTCCAAAGCGGACTTTCCCGCCCAGTCTGTCTCGTACACGGGCACTGCTGGCTCCACGACCGGCTGGAACGCTGGTCCCGAAGGCGTGATGGTCTGGTCCGACCAGCCTTGTTACGTTGAAGTGGGTACCGGTGCTGTGGCAACGACTGCCAGCACCCCAATCCCTGCATTCACCCCGATCCCGTTCAAAGTGCCAATCGGCACGTCTGCCATCTGGCGTGTGAGCGCGGTTCAAGTGTCCGCTGGCGGCACCGTGTACGCCAAACCCATCAACACGAAATGAGCTTCCTCGCCGCCCGTAACGCAGTGGCTATCGGCATCGGTGGCATCATTTCGCTTTTTGGTGGCCGCGCTTCTGAGCAGGCTCAGGGCAATCTTCTCTGTGAAAACGGAGACAACCTCGTCCAAGAGGACGGTGGCCTCATCTTGTTGGAGTAACACAATGCCTGCGGTATCTCTTTCAATTTTTGGCGGCGTTGGTGCTCAATTTTTTGACAACAACGGCGTCATTTTGTCGGGTGGCAAGATTTACACCTACGAAGCCGGTACGACCACGCCACTGGCTACGTACACATCAAGCACCGGTAACACAGCACACACGAACCCTATTGTGCTGGATGCTGCTGGTCGAGTGTCTGCTGGCGGTGAAATCTGGAATGGGTTGCAACTGTACAAGTTTGTCCTGAAAACAAGCACAGACGTGACGCTTGCAACTTACGACAATGTTGGCAGCAGCTTCAACGCTACTGCAATTATTGCCAACTTTACTGGCAACGGTTCTACTGTTGCGTTTACGTTAGCAAGTGCACCGGCTGGCGAAAATGCAACCAACGTGTACATCAACGGGGTGTACCAACAAAAAACACATATAGCATTGCTGGTGCTGTTCTTACCTTCTCAGAAGCACCCCCGGCTACTTCGTCAATCGAAGTGAATTACGTCTAAGAAATCATTATGGCAGACTTGAAAATTTCACAACTGTCTTCGGCCACCGCACTTGCCGGAACTGAAGTTGTACCTGTTGTTCAAGGTGGCTCCACCAAAAAAGCAACAGTTGCTCAAATCCTGTCACCTGCTGCTGGAGGCGGTGTTAACTATGCGGCCAACACTTCTGCGGCGGGCATGACGAGTCAGTTGCTGAACTGGTATGAGGAAGGGACGTTTACGGCAACATTGACCGCAACAACTACCGGTCCAATAACGCCAATTACCGCAACTGCGAATTATGTACGAATCGGCAAGACCGTGGCTGTTTGCGTGAGTTTTTTGAACGTTGACACAACTGGCGCATTGGGTACTACAAAAATTACCGGATTACCGTTTACTCCTTCTGCCATCGCTCAACTTTCTACAACGTCAAATATTGCATCTACGCCGACAATCGCTCAAATTGGAACAGGTCAGCCTTGGATGGAATTGACCTCCATCCAAACCGCCGCTGGAGCAGCAATTACGGCAAGTGCGGGTCGTTATTTGTTTATTTCTGGCACATATTTTGTTTAAGGTGCTGTAACCATGTCACTCACAAAAGTTACAAATTCAATGATTCAAGGCGCTCCAATTAGCGTCATGGATTTTGGTGCAAAAGGTGACGGTGTTACGGATGACACCGCAGCAATTCAAGCGGCGTTTACGTACTTCAGCACGCAAATGTACGGCGGCTCGATGGTTTTCCCAAAAGGAAATTACATCACCAAAAGTCAAATTGTATTCACCGATGTTTATTGGAAAACCATCATATTTGAAGGTGCGTTAATTTGTGGACAGTCTGATTCTGCATCTTACGATGCAGTATTCAAAATTGTCAACGCCCAAAATACAAAATTTGTTGGTTCTTGGACTGTGACGGCAGATTCGTCTGCGTTTGGTTCTGTAAATGATCCAAACAAATATGACTGCGCATTTTCAATTCAAGCTGCCCCCGGTGGAGCAATTAAGCCTGTAAACGGCATTGTCAACTTTGTGGATGTTTACGGTTTAACTGTTACCAAAGTTAAACGAGGCGTCACGATTGGCGCCTATGATTCAGACGCTCAAGTGGCAGAACTGGTGTTTCATGGGCTGATGACTCCGTTTTGTCCAAACCCTGTGTATTCTGGTGGTTCTCAAACGGTCACGACATTCGTCGGTGGTTCTACGGCATCATCCCCATGGCCTGCGATTACGTCTCCTATTTACGCTTCTTTCATCATTGAAGGAGGAGCGGTGAGTGTTGTTGGCGGAGAACTGACTCAGCACACGCCTGCGGCTGGTGTTGTTGTTGATCTTCGTCCTGCGTCCACAGTTGCGTTTTCAAATCCATATGGAACATTTACAGCGTCTGCAACACTGATCGAGCAAGATTGGGGATTCGCAAAAATCAATAACCCGCGAGCACTTTTAACCCCTACATCCAATACATCTAAGTTAAGTCTAAGCGGTTGTTACGGATATTCTGGTGCAATGCCTGCGGGAACTGCATACATCTCCGTTGACGATGTTGCGTACGCTGGAAAAATTGCAATTGATGAAGCGTGTAAGTTTTATCAGAATATTGGATCAACCACAAGATCAGGCGCAACAATCAATTGTTCAACTGCGCCAAATACAATTGTTACCGTTGGGCGCACTTCGTTTGCTTCTGGGTATCCGTACTGGACGACAGGTGTATCAGGCGGTCAGCTCATTCACAACATGGAGTGGGCGATTCAGGCTTTTGTCAACAGTGGAACGTTGGCATCGGGTGGAGCAAATCTTAAACCGACTGTTTTTAACACAGACTCTAGATTTCAGCGATATTCAAGCATCTATGATTTGACGACAGGAATTATCACTATTCCGTCAAACTTGTCTGTTAAGAATATGAGGGTTGAGGCAAATTTAATTACAGGTGCAGTCACAGGTAACATCTACCTATATGACATAACCAACAGTCGAATCATGGGGTTTGGTCAAATTTCAGGTGGCGCTGGTAATCTTGTTTGCACAATTGGTAGTTTTACAGCGGGTCAACAATTTGCGATTGTTCTTAATGTAAGTGGCCCAGTGATGTTTAGCGGGTCTGTGACTAACGCAGTGAACATTTACATCGGGAACGAAATGTAATTTATTATCTTGACACCGCGCCTTCTGAGCGCATAATCTCAGAACTGTACCGGCCCAGTAGACCGGGGTTTCTACGGAAACAGCAATGACTGAAAAAGTCCAAAACCTAGCGGAAGTTGACTCCGCGCCAGCCCCCGAGGTGACGGCCACCACGGATCAGGCACAAAACGCGCCGGAAGTCGCTGATCAAGGCGGCGAGACAGCAGAGGAGAAGAAATTCACCCAAGCTGAACTCGATGCGATGATCGGCAAACGCCTCGCAAGAGAGCAACGTAAGTGGGAACGTGAGCAGCAAGCCAAGCAAGCAGAAATGCAAGCGCGGCAGTCGGTGCCAGCGGAACTCCCGCCAGCGGACCAGTTTGAGTCCCCTGAAGCCTATGCGGAAGCACTGGCCGTCAGGAAGGCTGAAGAACTGATCGCGCAGCGAGAACTCCAAAAGCAACGCGCTCAGATTGAGGACGCCTACGCAGAACATGAGGAAGAAGCCCGTGGCAAGTACGACGACTTCGAGCAAGTCGCCTACAACCCCCAGCTTCGAGTCACCGATGTGATGGCCGAGACAATCAAGGCGTCCGACATCGGACCTGATCTGGCCTACTGGCTGGGCAGCAACCCGAAAGAAGCCGATCGCATCTCGCGCCTGTCGCCGCTCCTGCAAGCGCGTGAGATTGGGAAGATCGAGGCCAAACTGGCATCCGAGCCTCCCCAGAAGAAAACAACGTCTGCGCCCGAACCGATTCGCCCGGTGAGTGCCCGCGCTGTGAACCCCGGTGTCATTGACACCACCGATCCTCGGTCTGTCCAGACCATGAGCGCATCGGAGTGGATCGCGGCCGAGCGCCAACGACAAATCGCCAAAGCACAGGCACTCCGCAACCGTTAATTAGGACATTTCAATCATGGCAAACAGCCTTCTTACCATTGACATGATCACGCGCAAATCTCTGGAAATTCTGGAGAACAACCTCGTGATCACCCGCAACGTGAACCGCCAGTACGACGACAGCTTCGCTGTTGAAGGTGCAAAGATCGGTTCTACCCTGCGTATCCGTCTGCCCGACCGCGCTCTGGTGACTGACGGTGCCGCCCTGCAAGCACAGGACGACAACGAGCAGTACACCACCCTGACCGTGGCCTCGCAGAAGCACGTTGGCATCAACTTCACCTCTGCCGAACTGACCATGCAGTTGGACGACTTCGCAGAGCGTGTGCTGAAGCCTCGTATCAGCCAGTTGGCTTCTACCGTGGACGCTGACGTTGCCAACGCATTCAAGCAGATCGGCAACTCTGTCGGCACCCCCGGCTCGGCCCCCAGCACCGCTCTGGTGATGCTGCAAGCCCAGCAGAAGCTGAACGAGAACGCTGCCACGATGGCCCCGCGCTTCCTGACCGTGAACCCCGCCGCCAACGCTGCGCTGGTCAACGGCCTGTCCGGCTTCTTCAACCCCCAAGACGTGATCTCCCGCCAGTTCAAGAACGGCATGATGGGTGAGCAGGTTCTGGGCTACGACGAAGTGAACATGAGCCAGTCCATCAAGGCGTTCACCGTGGGCACTCGTACCGCTACTGGCGGCACGACCTCTGCCGCTGTGACCGCCGAAGGTGCTACCACCATCGCCATCACCGGCGCTGGCAACGGTGCCACCGTGAAGGCTGGTGACGTGTTCACCGTGGACGGCTGCTTCGCTGCCAACCCTCAGACCCGCGAGTCCACCGGCGCACTGTTCCAGTTCGTCGCTCTGGCTGATGTGACTCTGGGTTCCAGCGGTGAAGGCAACATCACCGTGGCCCCGATGTACTCTGGCAGCAACGCTCTGGCAACTGTCGTGAGCCTGCCGGGTAACAGCAAGGCCGTGACCTTCGTCGGCGCTTCTGGCCTGACCTACGCTCAGAACCTCGCCTACCACCGTGACGCCATCGCGTTCGCCACCGCTGACCTGCTCCTGCCGCAAGGTGTGGACATGGCAAGCCGTGCCGTTCACAACGGCATCAGCCTGCGTGTGGTTCGCCAGTACGACATCAACAACGACCGGATGCCCTGCCGTGTTGACGTGCTGTATGGCTACAACACGATCCGTCCGCAGATGGCCTGCCGCATGTGGGGCTGATCTGAACCGAGGGGCTTCGGCCGCAACTTACACGCTGCCGACCGCTGCTCAGATCGACGCTGCTGTTCCCAACGCCACCGTTGGCAGCACGTTTGACCTGAACGTGGTCAATGTGGGCACTTCGTCTGGTACTGTTACTCTGGCAACCGCCACCGGTCTGACCGATGGTGGCAATGCTGCTGTTGCAGTGGCTGTCACCTCCAGCGCACTGTTCCGGTTCCGCAAAACCGGTGACGGCGCTTGGTCCGTGTACAAGATTGCCTAAATCTTGAGCAACGAGTAAAACGGGGCTTCGGCCCCGTTTTCACATGGAGATTTCACATGAATATAGTTCTCGTACACCCCATCCACGGTGCCAAAGTTGCCATCAACGAATTGGAGATGGAGCAGGATGTCAAAAACGGCTGGACCGAGTACAATCCTGACACGCCCGTCGAGGTGGCACCCGAGCCGGTGGCTGAAGCGCCCAAGCGCAAGTACACCCGCAAAGTGACCGAACAACCCATCGAACAGCCCAACGAAGTCCCCTCGTTTCTGACTTCGGCAAGCGACGAATCCGAAGGAAAATGACATGGCTACGTACACCGCAGGCGATCAGATCAACCGGGCTTTGCGCCTACTCGGTGTACTGGCTGAAGGTGAAACACCCTCAGCCGCAACCAGTCAGGATGCGTTGGTTGCGCTCAACCAAATGATCGACTCGTGGAACACCGAACGTCTGTCGGTGTTCTCCACGCAAGACCAAGTGTTCAGTTGGCCTTCTGGTGAAATCAGCCGGACTCTCGGCCCCACTGGTGATTTTGTCGGCAATCGTCCGGTTTATTTTGATGATGCCACCTACTACAAAGCCCCGAGTGGTGTGTCGTATGGCATCAAGTTCATCAACCAAGATCAGTACGATGGAATTGCTGTCAAAACAGCCACCTCGACTTTTCCGCAGGTGATTTTTGTGAACATGACGTTCCCCAACGTCGAAATGTTCATCTACCCCAAGCCAACCCAAACGCTTGAGTGGCACTTTAGTTCAGTTGAAGAACTGACGCAACCTGCCACGTTGGCGACCGAGTTGCACTTCCCGCCCGGATACATGCGGGCCTTCACCTACAACTTGGCGATGGAAATCGCCCCCGAGTTTGGTGTTGAGCCGTCACCGCAAGTCCAGCGCATCGCCATGACCAGCAAGCGCAATCTCAAGCGTGTCAACAACCCGAATGACATCATGAGCCTGCCCTACGGTATCGTGGCGAACAAGCAACGGTTCAACATCTACGCTGGTAACTTCTGATGAAGACCCCGATTCTCGGCTCTACCTACGTGGCCCGCAGTGTCAATGCTGCGGATGCCCGCATGGTCAATTTGTTCCCCGAGATCATTCCCGAAGGTGGCAAGGAACCTGCATTTCTGAACCGCGCCCCGGGCCTCAAGTTCAAACTGACTGTAGGTTCTGGGCCGATTCGTGGCCTGTGGCAATTTGGCGGCAACATGTATGTGGTCAGCCGCGACAAGCTGTACAAGGTGGATTCCAACTACACGGTGACCACTCTCGGCACCGTGTCGGGGATCAACGGTCCTGTCAGCATGGCCGACAACGGCACCCAGTTGTTTGTGGCCTGTAATGGCCCCAGTTACATCTACAACGCTCAGATCGGCGTGTTTCAGCAAATCACGGACGGCGACTTTCCGGGTGCTGTGACCGTGGGCTATCTGGATGGTTACTTCGTGTTCAACGAGCCAAACAGCCAGAAAATCTGGGTGACCGCGCTGCTGGACGGTACCAGCATTGACCCTCTCGACTTTGCCTCGGCCGAAGGCTCCCCGGACGGCGTGGTGGGCATCATCGTGGACCACCGCGAGGTGTGGGTCTATGGCACCAACTCGGTCGAAGTCTGGTACAACAGCGGCAACGCTGACTTCCCTCTTTTCCGCATCCAAGGCGCGTTCAACGAACTCGGTTGCGTGGCGGCGTACTCAATCGCCAAGATGGACAACGGTCTGTTCTGGCTGGGTCAGGATGCCCGGGGTCAGGGCATCGTTTATCGGGCCAACGGCTACACGGGTCAGCGTATCTCGACCCATGCAATCGAATGGCAAATTCAACAGTACGGTAACCTGTCGGACGCCATCGGATACACCTACCAACAGGACGGCCACAGCTTCTACGTGCTGATCTTCCCCAGCGCCAACGCCACATGGGTCTACGATGTGGCAACTCAGGCGTGGCACGAGCGGGCCGGGTTCACCAACGGTGAGTTCACCCGCCACCGCAGCAACTGCCAAGTGTTCTTCAACAGCGATGTGCTGGTGGGTGACTACCAAAACGGCAACATCTACGCTTTTGACCTTGATAACTTCTCGGACAACGGCAGCATCCAGAAGTGGCTGCGGTCGTGGAGGGCGCTGCCCACCGGCCAGAACAATCTCAAGCGCACCGCGCAGCACAGCCTCCAACTCGATCTGGAGACTGGTGTGGGCCTGAACCTCGGTCAAGGCAGCGACCCGCAGGTCATGCTGCGATGGAGTGATGACGGTGGTCACACATGGTCCAACGAGCACTGGGTCAGCATCGGCAAGATCGGCGAGTTCTATCGCCGCGCAATCTGGCGGCGTCTTGGAATGACCATGAAGATTCGTGATCGAGTGTACGAGGTGTCGGGCACCGACCCAGTAAAGATCGCCATCATGGGCGCAGAACTGATTGTGAGTCCGACGAATGCCTAATCTGTTGAACGTCCCAATCACGCCGCCACGGGTCGCGTTCATCGACCCGCGCTCTGGTACGGTGTCGCGTGAATGGTACATGTTCTTCCTGTCGTTGTTTCAAACAACAGGTGGCAGCACGGTGTCGCTGGACGATGTGCAAAAAGGACCGCCGATGCTCACGGTTGATGACATCAATGTCATCGTGGACAAGGCCAGCGAGAACCTGCGCCCATCGACCGAAAGCACCATCGAGCAGATCGCGGAACTGCGCAAACAGATCGAGGCGCTTGAGTCGCAAGTGCGGCCCGAATTGGGCACCATGAGTGAACTTCAGCAGTCACTGCTGCCGTGGGTCATTTGGGATACAACCCCAGAAGGTGTGCCGCCTGATGTCGGTACGCTGGCATGGGACGGTGGCACCACTCTCGGTGTGCAGATGACGACCAATGTGCTCGGTCGAATCAACGAAAGCGGGTATTACTACGTCAAGGCCAGCAGTGCCATCACCAAAGGTCAGGTGATCATGTTCACTGGCGCTGTGGGTGCATCTGGTGTGCCCACCGGCGCTCCGGCTACTGGGGTGACGGACGGCAGCTACATCATGGGCATTGCCGCCGAAGACATCGCCAATAACGGCTTTGGCTTGGTGCAGTTCATTGGCACTTTGCGCGGTGTCGATCTGTCGGCATACAGCGATGGTGACATTCTCTGGTACAACCCGGCCGTCACCGGTGGACTGACCAAGACCAAACCCAGCGCACCGAATCTCAAGGTACAAATGGCCGCTGTCATTTCAGCCAGCAACAACGGCACGATGTTGATTCGCGTGACCGCTGGTTCAGAATTGGGAGGCACCGACTCAAACGTGCAGTTCGGCACTCTTGCCAACGGCGATCTGATCCAGTATGACTCGGCGCTCCAGTATTGGAAAAACGTCACTGCCGCATCTGTGATTGCTGGTGCCGGTGGTGCCCCGGTCACCAAGACCGCCAACTTCACGGTGGCGAACGGCGACACTTGGTTGATCAACAACAAGTCAGGGTCGTCTTGCACAGTGACGTTGCCCAGCGCCAGCACCAATACTGGCCGAGTGTTGCACTTCCAGAACTACCAAGCCCAGACACTCGTGTCAGCTTCGAGTAATGTTGTGCCACTGGCCGGAGGCGCAGCGACTACCGCGATTCTTCAGGCTGTGGCGGGTGCCAATGCCACCCTTGTGTCCGATGGGACAAACTGGGTGATGACGCAATACGACTCCAACAACTCGTTGGAACTGGAATAAGGAGAAACCCTATGGCAGTCACTGTCAAAAACCTAGTCCCGGGCAAGACCGTCGAAAACGTGCAGACCACGCAGTACACGGCCACCAACGTGACGACAATCATCGACAAGTTCACCGCGACCAATTACAGTGGCACCGCTGCCACGATCTCGGTCAACCTTGTCACGACTGCCGGGTCCGCTGGCAACCAGAACCTGATCACCAAGACCAAGACGCTTCAGCCGTCCGAGGTCTACACGTTCCCTGAACTGGTGGGTCAGGTGCTGAACCCGGGCGACTTCATCTCGACGTTGGCCGGGACCGCCAGCGCCATCAACATGCGCGTCAGTGGACGTGAGGTGACCCAGTGAGAATAACTTACGGCAAAGGGTTCGAGGTTGCGCCGCCGCAGATGATGCGGCAAAAGGTAGAAACCTTGCAGCAAGAGTTGTCCAAGCTGCCGCAATACGAACCCCAAACGAAGCACTATTTTCACGGTGGGATGTACTGCCGCGAAGTGTTTCGTCATGCCGGGGTGTTGGTGGTTGGCGCAGTCCATAAAAAAGAACACTTCTACCTCATCGTGTCTGGAACTGTTGCGATTACAGACGGTGAGGGAAATGTGCAAGAAGTCACCGGGCCTCACTTGTTCCAAAGTAAACCCGGGACAAAGCGGGCAGTCTATGCAGTAACTGACGCGCTTTGCATGACATTTCACGCCATCGAGGCAACATCTGTCGAGGAAGCCGAGGCTGAATTGGTTGAGGTAGAACCCGATTCGATGTACAGTCTCGGTAATCAGGTCAAACACAAAGAAATCGAGGTGCAGCCATGACTTTCTGGGTTGCTGGTGCCGTTGTCGGCAGTTCACTCATTGGAGCCAGTGCTTCCAAAAGCGCGGCCAGTACGCAGGCTGCTGCCGCAGATCGTTCGGCCGATGTTCAACGCGAGATGTTCGGGCGGCAGGTCGAACTGTCCGAGCCGTGGCGCAAAGCTGGTGAACAGGCGCTCAACAAGCTGATCCCGCTGACGGATTACCAGCAATTCGGGATGCAGCAGTTCCAAGCTGACCCCGGCTACGGCTTCCGCATGTCCGAAGGCATGAAGGCACTGGAGCGGTCGGCTGCGGCTCGTGGTGGCCTGCTCTCGGGTGCCACACTCAAAGGCGTTCAGCGGTTTGGTCAAGACCTCGCTTCGCAGGAGTACACGAATGCCTTCAACCGGTATCAGACTGAGCGTGCTGCACGTCTGCAACCGCTGCAATCCCTTGCAGGGGTCGGCCAAACGACTGCACAGCAGCTTGGTCAGGCTGGTCAGACGATGGCTTCCAATGTGGGTGAAGCCTTGACGAGTGGTGCTGCTGCCCGCGCCTCGGGCTATGTCGGCGGTGCCAACGCACTGACGCAGGGTTTGGGTACATACCTGAACTACTCGCAGGGTCAGAACATGCTGAACGCGCTTCGCGCTCCCGCAGCCGCTGTGCCCGCGACCACGTACCCTTCGTACCAAGTGCCCTACACGGCCAACATCGGGTAAGGAGTCAACATGGCTGTCAATCCCGCAATCGCAATGGGAGTTCGCGGTATCGAACTCCAAGACCCACTGGCTCAGTACGGCAAAGTTGCTGCGCTACAAAACGCTCAAAACCAAAACGCTCTGGCACAGTACCAGCTTGGTGCAGCGCAACGTGCTGAAGCCAAAGACATCGCACGTACCAATGCCCTCGCACAAGCCGGTGCCGATGACACGGCCATCGCCAATGCGCTGCTTCGCTCGGGTGATCTGAAAGGGTATTCCGAGTTTGTGAAAACGCGCCGCGAAACGATGAAGGCCGACACCGAACTGGTGGATGCCAAGCTGAAACAGTCACGCTCGTTCCTCGACACCATCGACCCCAACGATCCGAACGCCCCGCAGCAATATCTGGCATGGCATCAGGCCAACCACGCTGACCCGGTGCTCGGTCCTGTGCTGAAGGCCCGGGGCATCACTGCCGAACAGTCTCTGGGTCGCATCAACGATGCCATCGCCAAGGGACCGCAAGCCTTTGCGCAACTGCTTGCCCAATCGAAGTTGGGCACTGAGAAGTTCATGGAACTGAACAAGCCGACGACTCAGGTCATTGACCAAAGTGGTCAGCGTCAGGTCATTCAGCTTCCCGGCCTCGGCGGCGCACCGACCACGGTGGGCACCTACGCCGATGTGCCGCTGCCCGCTGCGGTCGAGGCTCAAAAATCGCGCATTGCCAAGGCTGGCGCAACCAACGTCAATGTCAGCACCGAGAAGAAGTACGGTGAGCGGTTCGGCGGTTTGATTGCCGAGTCCGATGCTGCCAAGCTGGCTGCGGCCGAGAAGGCTCCTGAAGCTGCGGCCACGGCCGACCGTGTGATGGACCTGATCGGAACCGGCAAGGTCATCACCGGCACGGGTGCCAATGCCCGCTTGCAGATCGCCAAGGCGCTGAATTTGGCCGGTGGCACTGACTCCGAGAAGATTCGCAACACCGAGGTGCTGATCTCCTCGTTGGCCGAGACAACGCTGGGTGCGATCAAATCATCGAACCTTGGCGCAGGTCAGGGCTTCACCAACGCCGACCGGGACTTTTTGGAAAAGGCCAAGGCTGGTCAACTCACTTACGACTCGAAGTCGCTGGCCGAACTTGCTCGTCTGTCGCGCCTCGCTGCCGAAAAGAGCGCCGAATCGTGGAACACTCGAGTCAAGCAAATTCCCGCTGCCGCCCTCGAGGGAACGGGCATTTCTACTGAGCCGGTCATCGTACCCAAGCGCAGCGCCCCCGCCGCCAGCAACATCCCGGCTGCGGCCATTCAGGCACTGCGGGCTGGTCAGGGTACGGCCGAGCAGTTCGATGCTGTCTTCGGCGCAGGCGCGGC